TAAGTTTGCCATTTATGACTCCTAATCTTCTATTCTATTACCCATCGCCTGGCGTTGGGCTAGGTCTTTCAGTTCTTGTGGAGTTAAGGGATCTAAAATTTCAATTGCAAATTCTTTAACCAAATGGCCTCTTTTCTGTTTCTGGCCATTGGGTAGTTTAATTTCTTTAAAAGCCTGGTATTTTCGTTCCTGCACCAATCTTAAAATAGCTGCTGGTACATGATATCCGACTTCAGTATTAAAAGGAACAAACTTTTTAATAGTACCAATAACTCGATTACTGATACTAAGTATTTCTCCAGGCCAATCTTTTTTGTTTGGATTCATGCATGTTAAATTTATACGAACTAACCGGTTTGCTGTTTTTCTCAACCGGGTATTACTTTCCGCTTTACGGGTTGCTTCTGATTTCTGTTTAAATCGAGGCTTGGGTTTCTGTACAACCATCTCTTCTACTTCTTCTTCCGAGTTGAGTACTGCATTGAGTTTTTCTTTCAAAGACTTTACTCCAATTGAAGGATGAAATTTAATACCCATTAGTGTTGCTCTATCTTTTAAAAGACTTAATTCTGTTGCTTGCTTTGCCATTTGTCCACCTTTATTTGTGTCAGGTTACTGTTAAAGAAACTCTTCCCCTAATTAAAGGGGAAGAGAGTAAATTACATTTTACTCAACACTTAGTGTCAAGTTGATTTTACCACTGTGCAACAGTCCACAACACGGCCAACCGTTCTGGGCGCAAAATCATGGAACCGTAGTACCATTTGATACTCATAAGCCCAGATTCACCGTAAGGATCCTGCGTGGAAACCATCTCTTTACCTGGTTTCTTATGGAAGATGGTAAACTTGGTGCTTTTACCGCTGGTCTGGAAACCAATAGTAGTAAATGAAGCATCACCAACAACAAGCATCGGATACGCATCATAATAACCATCAGTTACACGATAACCAGAGTTAACACCCTCAGCGATACCTACGGAACCGGCAGCACCGTTATGGTGCATCATCTCAGGAACAACAACAATTCTGAAATGTCCAATGGTACCGATTTCACCATTAATCTCAGAACCAGCAGCCGCATAATGTGCCAGCGGGATAAATGCCTGGTTACTGAAATGATCAGTCATCTTTTCAATGGTAGGAATCAACTCAGAACCAATATATATAATACGGGCGGAGTTAATAACCTTTGTATCAACCATTCGGGAACCGGTTATAATCTTGGTGTTCTTAGGACATCTGTTGTTATCAAGATCAATGGAAAGCTTACTTAGATCATCATAATCAACTTCAGTCAGGGTAGAAGCAACACCAGACATATCCTCTTTACTTAAAGCATCACCGGCATAACGAATAACACCAGCACCGTTAAGCAGATCAATCTGCAGAGCATCCTCGGTAATTTCATTGGCACCAAAGAGCATTTCACGGTTAATATGCATGGCCATCTCAGCATCAGTATCAAAGTCCAGAGATTCCTGGGTGTACTCATCAAAGAAACCAAATTTCTCAATAGATCCTTCCAGAGTAATACGTTTGAAACCAACACGGTTAACTCTTCCACCAACCTCGGTCAGTGCAGGGAGTTTACCGGAGATATAACCAACATCTTTACTGGAACCATAAAGATTACCAGCACCATTTACAGAAGTGTTCAGGGTTGTTTCATAACCCAGATCGTAAATAGTATTAGCACCTTCTACAGTTTCTGCAACAGACTCAGTACCAGTACCAGCTATTGTACAGGCTACACGACTAGCCTGATAGCCAGCACGATCAAAAGTTGCAGTAAGAGTTCCACCATTAGTACCGGTACCGGTAGCAAGAGCAAGGGTGAAAGGCATAGCTGCGTAGTTTGCAGCATTTGGGGATGCAATCAAACCAGCCAGAGCAGCATCAATAGTCTGAACACCAGCCATAGTAAATTCAAGATCTACTCCATCCCAAGTGATAGTAATTACATCATCAGTAGTAAGAGTAACCAGGGTAATAGTATCAACCTGAATTGCTTCACCGGTAGCTGCCTGAATGGCATAATCGGCTGCAACAGAAGCATGGGCCATGGTTGCATACTGATCAGGAAATTGTGATTGGATCCAGGCAACAAAAGCTGTCTTTGCAGCAGTAATAGCTGTTGCATCAACTGATGCATGGTTACCAACAAAATATTCTTTCATTCCTGCGCCAAGGGTACCTTCACCGTCCGGACCTGCAACAGTAATGGTAGATTCAAAAGTCGTTGTTGCACCAGCAGCATCCAATCCCTGATCATTGATATTCGCATCATCAAGTAAAGGCATGTAATGGTACCGTTTAATTGTTTTACCCATGTGTTTGGGCATGGCCGTTACATCAGCCAACTGGGAAAAGTACTGTTCTTTTTTCAGCTCAATAAGAGCTTTTTTCTGATAATACTCAGTTACTAGCTGAGTACCTATATCAGACGCCGCTCCGCCTGTTACAAAGCCTCGTCCACCGTCAGGTAGTGCCATTTTATATTTCCTTGTTTAATAGATTATTTTACTTTAAAATCATTAGGGTCAATTTTAGCAAAATCATCATCAGACATGGATAAAGGATTATACGATACGACTGCTGGAGTACCTTTACTCTTAGTAGGGCTAGCAGCCTTCTTGCGTTCTTTCCGTTTTTCCTCTGCTTTAGAATCGATTTTAGTTGGAGCAATAACTGGTTCAGGTTTAGTTTCTGTTACAGGAGATGTTTCCTCCTTTTTAAACTGCCCTGCTTTGTATAGCTGATCACCCATCTGTTTATACGCACGAATATCAGATATCCCAGTTAAATTCCCCATGCTGCGTTCATACTCTACGGCTTTCATGACTTTATCATAGGTCCCATCGGCAACGTGCTCATTGATTGTTTTAATAATTTGAGGTGAGTTGGCAATGATGTTACGACTGTCTTGATCCCATACATTCGTTATTACATTCAGGGTATCCTGATAGGTGGGCGTACTATGAATATCTTCAAGTACAGCGTCTAAATCAAGTTCTGATTCATTAACAGTATGTTGGGTCGGAGTATATTTACTGTCATCTTTAACATTTACATCCAAAGGATCCATACCACTGTCTTTAACCAGTTTAGTAATTGCCTCTGGATTTTTGTTGTGTAGATCAATTAAAAAGTTAAGATCATTCTCTTCCATCAGGCCATTCTTTTCGAGTAACTTAAGAATGCGCATTGAAGGTTTAAGACCGGCCATCTTCTTATGATAATTGGCTCCCATCTGCATAAGACGGATAGCATCATCAGTATTCTTTACAGCCATGTCATAACCATTTGCTTTAAATGGAGCAGTGATCTTTTCATACTCAGCTTTATAATCAATCCCCGCTTTATCAGACTTTACTTCTTTGTCTTCTTTTTTATCTGTTTTAATTTTTTTATCCGAATCCGCCTCAAGGTCAGTTTCAACCTCCTCTTTTTTCTTTTCTGGTTCTGGCTTCTTCAAATCTTTATCTTCTTCTGAGAAAACTTTACTGGCTTCTTCAGCTGCAAGCTCTTCAGCCTTTTTATTAGCAGCTGCATCAGCTTCTTCCTGGGCTTTTGCTTCAGCTTCTGCATCTTCCTCAGCTTTTTTAACTGCATCAGGATCAACCTCTTCTTCCGGCTCTTCCTCAACAATTTTTTCTGTAAGTTCTGGAGGACCCTCTAATTTAGCAAAGTCTTCATCAGACAATTCCAGTGCCTCAATCGGTGCTTCTTCCATTTTTGTTTCTTCGGCAACAGCCATGGGTTACCCCTCTTCGGCTAGGATATTCTCTAGCTCTTGTTCTGCACTAAATAGTGCTTCTCTTGCAGTAACACCAGTCTGTCTCACATTAGCCAAAAATTGCTGTAAACCAGCAACACCCGTAAGCTGACACTGAGCATGAGCCTGAACCTTTGGTTCCTGGGCCTGCAAACTAGCAGTAAACGTCAGCATACCCAGAGCAAAGTCCCTTAAATAAGTCTCAGTAAATAACTTTTTAAAGTGTTTGTTTTTCTCCAGGAAAATCAATGCATCAGCCAGTTCTACTTTGTCCCGTTCTGCTCTAATGTTTAACTCAATCTTTTCTAAATTTGTCATAATTTTATTCCTCTTTGTGTCCTCCTGCGATATGCTGCAGTGAGCTATTATAGGTTATACCTGAGTATAAATATACTGGTCAGGCAGTAGTATTTTTATTCATCCGTTAGATTTTGTAGTATATCTTCTGCGTCTTCCGCACCAGTAATTACTTTAAAGGCTTGTAAAGCCGCCATAGCTTTTGGGCCGAGGAGTTTAGTACCTGCTTTAACAAAACCAACTGCAGGTTTTACAGCTTTTCCTAAACCGCCAGTAAGAGCATTAAAAGGGTCCATTGTCACTCCTGCTGCTGCCTTTTTAGCTGCGTTCATTTCTTGCCAAGACTGCGTTTGTTTAGCTCTCCAATAATCCTCAGACGATTGCCCTACTTTTTGGATAGCATTATTTTCAAAAGTTCTACCTAAAAATTCAATGTTACCCCCGACATTAGCCATAAACTCTTTAGCAACATCTGGACCAAATTCATTAACAGTAAAATCTAAAAGTTGCTTGCCCACATTAGCATAGTGTTCTGCAATTATAGTGTGCTCTGTTTTGGGATCCACTATACTTTTTTGGTTTTGTGCTATTTCTGGATTACGAATCCGTTCTTTAGCTACATCTGTTTCTAATAGTTGCTGCTCTGGAGTGGGTCTAAAAATCCAATCTGGTACTTTTTCATCAGGTGTCTGAAAAATATTCATAATTATTCTCCTACTGTATCTGGTTTAACGGTATCGGATATAATTTTAGTAGTCAAATCATTTTGTGCTTTTACATCTAACTTTTCCAACTCTCGGGCTTGGTTTACCCCGGATTCTTGCTCTAAGTAACTTAAATCTTTGTTATCAGCAGCACTGGAAATATCTCTTGTTTTAGCACCTTCAGTACCTGCTTTTGCCTCATTAAGCTTACCCTGAGTAATCTCACGATAACCCTTCTCCCCATTCAATTCCGCTTCAGCAGCATGCTTGGTTGCCAATGCTTCTTCTTTAGCAATCTGAGCTTTAAGTAGATATATTTCTAATTCTCTCTTTGCTTCTTCAATTGGATCAGGTTTGGGCTCATACTCTTCAATCTTTTTAGCCATACCAGGCATCTTTCTTAAAGTAGCAATATCAGCAAGAATCATATTCCTTAAATCAGGGTCCATATTATTACCGGTAGTCTGAAGCATGAAAGCTAATTCCTCTGCTTTCTTATTATCAGCTTCAGCAGTACTTATGCTTAACTCAAGATCAAAATGACCAGCAAGATCATCTCTACGGATCGGAATGAATCTTTCATTGGTTACTCTAATAATTTCTTCTTCAGATAAGAATTCAGCATTCATACTGATCATCTTACGACCAATCTGGATTATACCTAATGCAAGGCGCCTAAGTATACCAAATTCACGTTTACTAGCTGCATCTAAGGCATCCCTACCACCTCCGACACTATCGCCTAATGCACGGCTATTTATACCCGAATGGAAGGCCTTCACACCGGTAAGACTCTCAGCATCAGCATTCTGCATAGCAATCATATTGGGGGCTGAAGCAGGTATTTCCGGAAAGGAGTGCATATATACTGCTTGACGGGGATCCATTACCTGATTAAATACATAATCCTCACCCCTATCAAATTTACGTTTATTAGTAAAATCAAGGAAACCTTGTTGCATACCAGTCTGACTATTAGCTGATCGACCCAAAAGATCAATCATACCACGAGTGGTAGCACCAATAATCTGTTGATTCTCAATCAGTAATTCACCATCAGGTTGACCATAAAGGGATTTACGTACTGGTAAATACACTGCTTTAACAAAGGGATGTTCTTTATCCGGGAAAGGGTTCTCTTCCATACGGATCTTACGATCATTGACCCAAGCAGCAACAATGGGTACTACTGTACCATCACCATGGATATCCCAGTCACCCCAGTACTGTTGCACGGTAAACTGCTTACGGGGTTCATCAGTAAAATTAAAAGAATCATTATCAGGTGTCTCTTCATAATCCGGATCAGTTAAAGGAGAAGAGGCTTCTTTATTTATATGCTTTAAATTATGATACTTACCGTCTTTCTTTAAACCGGCTACTGAAGCTTTAAAAGTCTCACCAATAAAACCTGCCTTACGGATATCACCACCGCAGGACGGATCCATAACAAGATTTTTATGCTCCATCACTTCAAGAACTGGTTGATTCTTTGTTTCCTTCATTACTTTCTCAATACGAACACCAATTTGATTGGGTGTAACCGCCTGGCCAGTTGTAGCAAATATTTGTAATGTTTGATCCATCCCGGGATTGCTGTATTCTTCGTACACATCCCGGTTATCTTTCTTAAGTTGCAATAGCTGAATGTATTTAGGAATAGTTTGCTGCAGTACTTCCGGATCAGTAATAGGAATAAATTCGTATTCAGGAA